AACAGGCCGAGTTTTCGGTTGTTGCTGTTCAGGTACTTGGTGATGTTCTTGGCATTTGGTTGGCCTTCATTTTTAAAGGCCGCTTCTAGCAAACGGTTGGCAAACTGCCCTTTGATTTCTGCAATAGCCGCGTCAGCTTGTGGGCGCAGCTCTGGGGGCATTTCCTTAAGCAGCTTGACCAGATGGCGCTGCTGGTCCACATCCATACGCTCAACAGTTGTGGCAATTTTCTCAAATGGCACGGCACGGTTCATGGGCGACTGTGGGTCGTAATCCATGATCTTGGCCACGCCCTTTGGATCGTCCAGCAGTCGGGCAATCTTGGTGCGAATGTCGCGGGCGTTTTTGTAAACGTCTTTGCCAGCCACCAAGGTCACATCGTTGTCGATGTTGTCTTTGATGCGGCCAATGATTCCAGATCGCTCGTTGCTCCAGTTGCTGTTGACGTACTTGCGCAGGTTCTCAGCTTGCTCAACCGTCATGGGGCTGATGCGGCCCTCTGCGTCCACCAAACCGTTTTCTTTGAGGTGCGACTGGATGCCGCGGCGCAAAGACATGAAGTTGTCGTTGACCGTAAAGTTGGAGTCGGTGTTCAAGAACTTTTGGATGTTGCTTGGGTTGACCGAGGGTTGGCCACCAGCCACTTGCTTGGCTTGGTCGTAAGCCTGTTTCATCTGCGTTTGCAGAACCGTTTTGAAGTCATCAAAAGGCTTGGTGATGGCCGTGCCGCGGTTATACAGCGCGGTTTCGTCCATGCCCAATGTGCCGCCTGTTCGCTCAACAATCTTTTGCCCAAAGTTTTCCAAGGCTGCACGTTCGTTGGCAAACGTGTTTTTGTAAAGATCGCCGACAGGAGCAGTCAATTTGCTGGTTTGAAACTCGTTAGCGGCAGCACGGCCATCGCCAGTGATTGACGATTGACGAGCGTTTTCCAAGCCAACACGCGACAGAATTTCTTTGCGAGCGTTTTGCTCTGGCAGGTTGACCTTGCCCTTGGGTGCGTAATTCACCTCGGGGTAAGGGTTGGTAATACTTGGCGCTGGCATGGTTGGCGTCTGCACCTTTTGAGCTGGTGGCAGCACAGGGGCGCCGGCTCTGGTGGCTTCCAGTTGGGCTTGGAAGTCAGCGTAAGACACCCGAGGCTTGCCCGTAGGTGTTGGGATTGAATCCAAAGCTGGATCAATCCGTGCGGCTACCGCCTCTGGGCCGACTTTAGGCTTTGGCACAGCATCAGGTTTTGCTCGTGCAAGAGACGCAATAGCCGCGCCGCCCGGTGTGGGAGCCAGCTTCAAAGGTTCGACAGCCTTGCCAATAGCCGCCAAGTTTTCTTGGCCAGCCTCGGTGCGTGGCACGTAGGTGTTGCGCTCCATGAACGCAGCGGCCTCTTTGCCAGCAATTTCTGCTCCTTTGCCTTCTAAAAACTGACCGCTTGTCAGACCTTTATAGATGCCGTATGGCATACCAACAGCGCCAGATATTGCACCGGTGCCCAATGTTAAAGCCGTCTCACCGGCGCCCAAAATCTCTTCCAAGATTGGATTAATCTTTTCCTCGGCGCTGTCTTTGACCTTGCCGACCTTGCGAGTGTCCACCGGTTTTTTAAACGTAGGTTCAGTGACAACATTAACGCGGCTTAAGCCAGGCGTAGGGGCAGAAACACCACCCCGAATCATTTGGATGACTGGGTCAACTTCCTCTTGCGGCATCGACTGAGCTTGGGGCTCAGACTGTGGCGCGTTGCCGGGGATTAAGGTGAAGAACCGTTTGCGCTTTTCCATTGGATAAGCGTTGAACTCATCAGGGCTGGACAAAACTCTTTGAAGCTGTCTTGGGTCCCGCCCCATTTGCTCATACTCAACCAGCGCCGACTCAACTTGGGCTGGGTTGAGGTTTTCAAAGCGATAAACGTCACCCTTGGGCGCGGCGCTTTGCCGTGCCTTTGATGCGCCACGAATGAGTCCGGTGATGTCTTCCATTACAGGTCACCTGTTTTGGTCAGCTTGAGCAGGTTTTTATACTTTTGCTCAAATTGATCAAGTTGAGTTTGATCCAAGTTCTCCAACAGTTTATTGGCCATCTCTTGGCGTTTCTTTGGGTCTTTGACATCACGGGCGATGTTCATCATCTCAAAGATTTTTGAGTCTGCGTTGGCCGCCCACATCTGCTGATAACGCTTGGTGTTGGCGTCACCGTACCGCTGTGAGTGTTTCTGCAAGCCGGTGGCCATCAGGTCCAAGTTGGTGATGTCGGCATCAGCGCGGCGAGCAATACTCAACAAGACTTCTGGCGGGAATGTCTCATCACCAGTGGCCATCTTTGCCAGGGCTTGACCGCTAACGGTGTCCATAGAGCCGCCCATCGCTTGGATGTTGGAAATCTGCACGTTGGCCAAGTCTTTGGACAATTGCTTGTAGGTTGGGTCGCCAAGCTGGGTGGCAATGTTGCGCTTGATGGCGCCCACCACACCGGTTTCAGTTAAGGTTGATTTTGCCAATTGCTCTGCTGTTTTAACCACCTCTTGCAAGTTGCGCCGAGCAGTGGTCAGTTCAGACTGGCGTGTGACCAGATTGTTTCGGAAAGTGCTTCCCGCGGTGCGGTCTGCCATCTCTTCTGCCGTTGGGGTAAATGGCTGACCTTCCCTGCGAACTGGGTACAACAAAGGCGCCCGATCCGCAATCGGCGCAGTCATGTCGCTAGATGTAACGCCAACAGGCGGCTGGCCACCGGCTGGTGGCGGCACGTTGGTCTGAGGCTGCACGTTGGCTGGGGGTGCGGCGCCAATAGTCATGGGCTGGATGGTTTTGGTGGCTGGAATAACCATGCCAGGCTGACCACCAAACTCAACCACAGGACCGGTTTGCAGTGCTTGTTTTCCTTCTGGGCTGAGTTGCGACTGCATCACGTTGTTAAAGTATTGCGTCAGCGCCTTGGGCTGATTAAGCGCGATGTCCATAGCTTGGGCAGAAATTTTTTCTAACACCGAAGGAGGAATGCCAAGAGCGCGAGCTTGAGTTTTGATTTCGTTGACAACATCCACTGTCTGATCTGGATCGCCAGAAGCAACGCGAGGGTCGTTTCGATAACCGCCGATGATGTTGTTCAGTCCATCAACTTTGGCTTTGTCAAACGTAAATTGGGCGGTTTTGGATTCAGTTGCCGCGGTTTGCTCTTTTGACCCAGCGGTGCGCGTTTCAATCTGCGCTTGCCGAATTTTTTCTGGCGTGGTTGCAGTTTCAAGTTGAGTTTTAAGCTGCGCTTGCAGAATTTGCTCGGGCTGGAGTTGACTCTCGGTCTGGTATAGCTGCGCACCGCGAGCGATGTTCAGCATATCGGACAACGACATGGCCGCTGGTGGTTTAACCCCAAGCGAGATCGATGGGTCAATGTTGATTCCGGTGGCCATGTTTATTCCTTATGCGAAAGTGGAAACTGGCTGATAGGCTTGGCTAACAGTTGCATCAGCGCCGCCTGTTGGCGTGGGTTTTTTCATCACAGATTGTAAAAAAGCCATGTTTCCTGCGTTTTGTATACCGCCGCCCAAAGCGTTGGCCATACCAACTTGACCGCCAGCCAGTGCAGCGCCTTGGCCAGTCGTCAAACCAGTCATTTGTTGCCCAAAGTTCTGCGCCGCGCTTACGCCGGTGTTGACCGCGCCTTGACCCATGCCAGCAATGTTGGCCAGCGTGTTGTAAATGTTGCCACGCTCGGTCTGGAAACGGTTAAAAGCGTTGCCGTATTCGGTCGAGGCCAGACCCTGACCGTAGTCAGTCAAAGCCCGCAAGGTGTTGCCACTCAGGGCGCCGCCGCCTACGTTTGCCAATCGCGCTGTGGATTGCTCGCCCAAACGCTGGCGAAACGCCATGCTGGGGTCAAGGTATTGCTCAAACTGAGCTGGGCCAAACTGACCAGTCAGAAATGGCTTCATGCCCTCAATGTCTTTGAGTGCTGTGTAACCTTGTTCGCGGTAAGGGGCCAAATCCTCACGCGAAATGTCATACATCTCGCGCTCTTGAGCCATCGCCCGATCTGCTGCGGCTGCTTGGGTCCGTGCTGCGCTTTTGGCGGCGCTTGCGCCCATTGCTCCAGCGGCAAGGCTGCCAGCGGCGCCAAGTGCAAGTGCTGTTCCTGTTGCGATGGCCATTATGTGATCTCCTTCATGAATGTTCGCTCCATCGGCTCAAAGCCGCTGCGACAGTAAATCTTTTCCATTTTTTGCGCTTTTTCGTCTTCCAAAGCAATCATGAAAATGGTTTTGGCACCGCGCTCTTTTGACCATGATTGTAAGTGTTTGAACATCTTATTTCCAGCCCCAGACCCACGTGCGGCAGGGGTTAACCACCACCACAGCTCTTGCGAGACTTTGTGCGCTGGAGAGAAATAAAGGGGGTAAATGATGCCGCCAGTGATGCCCACGATCTCGCCATTGACCTCGGCCAGCAAAATGCAGATGTCGGGGTTTTGCATGGCCAGCCGAACAAACGCCTCAAACCCTTTGGGATCGAATGCGCAAACCTTTTGCATGGGCGATGCCGCATGAAAGTCGGCACTTAGCTCCATGTAAACCGGCAGGTCAGCTTCTGTGGCCTCGCGCACAGTGATCAGGTTAAGAGAGTCTGATTGGTTCATGGGTTGTAGTACGGCACTTTTTTAGACTCGCCGTTGACTGTAATTTCAATAAACCCAGCAGGGGCCGCTGGTAACGTGGCAGCGCCAGCCGTGGCCGTTGACGCGCTGGTGAAGTTCAGCAGGTTGAGAAAGAACAGTTGCCACGCTCGTGTAGGGCGCTGCGTCTGGTCAACCAATGGGCTGGTTGGGATTCGCTGATTCTGTGGGGTTGTCATCAGTTATCCCCTGCCTCTGCCTTGAGGTTGGCCGAGATGATCACAGCCCGCACAGGGTCAGAGATAGAGACCTCAAACACCCTGTCACGAGCAAAACCCAGTCGGCGCCAGATTGCACGGTTCAGGTACTTGCCCTGCTTGCCGATGCTCGTCCAATACTCATTCGACCATGTTGAGCCGCCATCGCTGGACCAGCGCAGCATGGCCTGTGGGTCTTCACCCTGACCGCTGGACAGACCAACACCAGGCTGGAACTGAATCTGGAGTTCGTGGAAATACTGACGTTGCAGGTCAGAGGTGATGTGTGGCGCCCTGCGCACTCGGCGAATGGGTGCGCCGTCATCAGTGTAGAAGTTGCGGCTGAGTTGGTAAATCTTGCCGTTGGTGTGGTCGCCCACCAAAACCTGTTGGTTGAAGAACGCACAGCAGTTGCCGCGGTGACGCTCAAACTGGTTTTGTGGGTTTCGGTACAGCCATTTGTGCCACAGGCCGGTGGTGTTGTCATAGGCCCATGTCAGGCCGTTTTCGCCAATGGATGGGAACGACACCACATAAACCTCATGGCCCTCAAGCTGGTAGGTCCAAGCATATGAGTCAGAGACGTTCTGGTTGACCAGCGTGGTCTCGACAGCGTGGGTGGAGATGCGCTCGGGGAAATACCCGTTCATGCGCACAACCATAGCCTCGCCGCGGTTGTTCTTTGACACGTAGGCAAACGAGTTGCCCATGCGAGCCATTGAGAACTGCGCAGCAATACCTTGCTGAGTGGATGTGCCGGGGATGCGGGTGAAGGGAAAAGGCACACCGCCCGAGTTGATCCACACCTCTGAGGACATCTCGCCCAACAGGTAAACCTCGCGCCGGTCCACAATGATGGAGACTAGATCGTCAGGCGATCCATCTTTGCTCGCAAATGACAGCGGGTCGGTAATCGGCGACAACAGGTCAGAAGCAGCCCAAAGCTGGGACTCTGGCTTGTTGTAAACAAAGTAGTTGTCAGTGATGTCAACCGTGCCGCCGCCCTCAAACGGGCCATCGGTAGCGGGCAGAACGGTCCAGTTAAGCGAATAATTTGTGACTCCCGCTGACGAATTCATTGCCCGTGAAGTAACAGTCTGAGAAGGCGTAACGGTGTAACTTGTTCCGCTGATTGCCGTGCTAGCAACCGCCGTTATGATCGAGGTATTCCATGTGCTACCGTTTCCTGAGCCGCTGATATTGGCTGTAATTCTTGTACCGGCTGGGACGTTAGTACCGGTCAAAACTTGCCCAACCGATATGGTTCCATCGGTCAAAGTTCCAATCGTCAAAATTCCTGTTGTTACTGCAATGCTAGAACCCGTGGAGGTAAAGGTATTGACCGCAGTAATGGTTGTTGGAGTTGAAACCCCAGAGCCATAAACATAATGACCGTTGGAGATTGTGCCGCTATCGGTTGCGGTCACGCTCAAAACGGTTCCAGCGATTTGTCCTGTAAACGATGCTTGAGAGCTGGGGACAGACTGAGAAGGGGTGATGGTATAAGTTCCAACACCGCCAGAGCCAGTCCCCAAGGCTGTGATTATTGTTCCATCGGTGATGCCTGCGCCTTCAATGGTTTGTCCAACTTGGATTGTTCCACTTGATACCGCAAGCACAGTTAATGTTGTCCCGACAATTGCGCCAGTGAAAACAGCAGCAGCGGAGGTGGTGTTGATGGAGGTTGATGCGACTGTCTGCGAGTTGCTGACCGTATAAGTACCGACCCCACCAGTGCCAGTGCCCAAAGCCGTGATCACCGTGTTCTGTGCAATACCCTCACCAAAAAGAGCCTGTCCAACAGCAATTGTGCCGTTGAGCATGGTTGTGACGGTCAGGGTGGTGGTGCTGATTGAACCCGTGAAGGTAGCTGCGGATGGGTTGGAAATGAACCACGCATACCGGTCAGTCTCGTCCACAATGTAGACGTTGACGCCGTTGTCCACAATGCTAACCAGCCCAGTGCTGGTGTCTAGCTGCCCAATCATCTTGGGGGTGTAATCCGACTCCATCACATAAACAAAATCCCCACACACCACCACGACCTGCTGGCCACCAGACAGGGTGCGAATGCCACGCACCTCTTCCTGATTGGGCATGATGGCCACGGTCTCAAGACCTGGCGTTGGGTAAAGGGCCATGACGCCACGTTCACCCTGCGCCTTTGTGGGGTCCACTTCAGGGTAGAAATTGATGCACTCTTGGGCATCTTGATAAATGGATGGCGCCTCGTATGCTGCGCCGACAAAGCCGAAATCAGGCATCAGAAGCCTCCGGTCAGAATCCAGCCAGCATCGGCTCTCTTTCCAGCAATCAGCGAATCATCAAATCGAGCCACCTGAATTGGCTTCATGTTGGTGCGTTTGATGGTTGACTTGGCGTGGTTTGCAAAGCCGTTGATCATGGCCATTTGGGTTGGGTTGGATTTGCCATACATGGGCATCAGGCGCTCGGCCAGACACCAGCGCAGCGCCATGCTGTAACCCTGTGGGATTACGATTTCGTCATTGATGGTCTGGAACCGCTGGAACAGGGTGTCAGCAAAGATGTGCATCTCGCCTTGCGCAGGGTTTGGCCATACAGTTATCGTGCCCAATGCCTCGGTGGGCTGGTAATACAGCGCACGAGGCCAAGGACCGTTCAGGGTCTTGAGGCCAATCAGCTCGTAGTTCTCAAGGTTCAGGATCGCAACAGGGTAGTCCAAGCCACCGTTCAAGATGGGCTGGCCGTTGCTGTTGGTGTTAACCCTAACAAATGCCGAATTAATCGACAGTGGGCGCTCATAGTAAGCCGACATCGTGGTCGAGGCCACGGTTTGGTTGATGCTGACAGTGTAGGTGCCATCGCTGTTGATGTTGCCACCAGCGCCAGAGCCAAAGCGCACGATCTTGGTCCCAGGGGCCACGCCAGCGCCGGTCAGGGTCATTCCCAAGGCGATTGCGCCATCAGACACATCCGTCACAGTCAGGGTCGTGCCAGAGATTGAGCCGGTGATGGTTCCACCGATCTGGCCACCAGGCCCGATGGTGTATTGCGTTTGGCCACCGGTCAGGGTGAAAATGATCTCGGTTTTGTAGAAAACCATCATCTGCTCGTTTGACCACTGGTCGAGCATATCGTTGAGCATATCGAATGCGTCTTGCGCATCCGCTGGAGCAGGGGTCTCACCAGCCTCAAGCGCACCGATGTCTTTCAGGGCGCGGGAGATGATGTCGATGGGTTGCGTCATATCGTCACCTTAAATGTGTCCACGGCCCAGGGTGTTTTGGTCGATTTTGGTGACCGCAACGCATCCAGTTGCTCTTGAAGCCTGTATTTTATAAGATGTTTGCCGCTTTGGATAGCGTCAAAATCAAGCCATTCCGCAACCTGTTCTTCCATAGTGTCATCGGTGACCTGATGCTGAATCTGCATCGTCCAGTTGCCCTCGGTCTCCACCACATTATGGCCATCTGCGCCCTGACACCAGTATTTGACGCGCTTGAGAATGCCGCCCTCAATAACGGTTTCAAGAATTTTCCAGTCAAAATTGGTCATTTTTTAAACAAACCACGTAATTATGGAGTACCGCGTGCCTTTTGTGACGGGCATGATTTCGTGCGGGTACATAAAATTTGATGGGAAAAGAACTGCGGCTCCTTTGGGGGCTTTTACCACCAAATCTCGGTCAAAAAAACCCCACTCGCCGCCTTCATAGTCATCATTAAGCGCAAAAGAGCAAGATACCGCTCTTGGCCGGCCTTTAAACGAGTCGGTGTGCTGAGTATAAAACTGCCCCTCTTTGTACCTAAGAATTTCATACCCTGAGTCTTCTTCAATTCTGCACACAGGAAACTTTTCGTTGTATCGACGAATAACGTCAGCCGCAGAAGAAAAAACATACCGATCAAGTTTTTGGCGAACCTTTGGGTTTTTCTCCATGACGTGCGGGTAAGACATGACAACTGTTTCAGCGGATCGAATGTTTGCATCCACCTCGCCGTTGCCAATTACAGTTTTATTCCATTCGTCCTCGTCGCTAAACTCTTGAAGCACGGCGTCGCAAAGCGCATGAGTCATTGCGTTTTCAAGAACCACAATGTAATCATTGATGTTTTTCATAAGATTACCTTTGGTATGCCCTCAACCGGAGGTGTTGGCTCCTGCTGTTGATGCTTGTCAAAGTAAGCCCACGCCTTTGGCCCGTTTGATCTTACATAGTGCATAAACAACTGTGTGTATTCAGTGCCAGCAAACTTTTCCCGCCAATGATCTGCTTGACAACCAAGATACATAACCGCGTCTCCGGGCTGTAATTCAATACAAGCCTCAGAGCCATCGGGGCGTTGAAAATAAATGGGCCAATCGGTGTCTTTGGATAGGCTAACGGTCAAACTTACTTCGCAGGCAGGACGATCTCGGTGCCGCAGCAACTTTGAACCCGCCTTGTAAATTCTGGCGTAGGTATACGTGGGCAGCACCTTTTCGCCCAGCAGCTCGGACACCTCCAGCACCTTTTCCACGAGCAGCCGCACGAACGGCAAGTGGTCGTACACTGCGCTTGAATTGGGTGCCTGTGGATCGCCTTCAACTTTAAACTTGTCGCAGTGCGCCTTAAAATCTTTAGCAAACAACAACGCCTCGTCCGAGGTTATAAAGCCCGGGATGTGCAGGTAGTTGTTCTGAATTATTTGAAGTTGCATAGAAATGAGTCGTGCGGGATTTCAACACCTTCGGGCACCATCTCTGGGTCAACAATGTCATCAATTGCTTCGCCCATTCTTAGCGCGTGAATGCAGTAGGCGACCGTGTTCGGCTCTAGCGCAACCAGCTCGTGCATCTTGTCTTTTTTAATATAGATCATGTACGGAGCTTCAAACTCAGACACATTACCTTCAACAGTCACTTGAAGTTTGCCCGATGCCAAAAGCGTCAAGTGATCAAACTGATGTGTGTGCCCATGTTCTACATCACCCACATTTTTAAAATGCATTTGACGAGAAAACAGGTTGGCCACACAGCCAATCATAACTTCTGGGCTTTGCATATTAGTTTCCACTTTCTGGTTGTTGTTCGGCTTGCGCTGCCACCGCAGCAGCTACACGGTCAATCTCGGCTTGCCACACTGCAATGCAAGCATTTGCCCACTCAGGGAGTTCCGTGATGAACGTGTTGTCTATTAGAGGCGAGTCGTATTCGACATGCCCATTGTTGGATTCGCGTTCTTCCCATTGAAGCGCCCAGAAGTTTTCTGGCAAACCGCACTGAGACAGATCAAGCCCCTCAATAAACTGCCCACTTACACCAACCGTACCGTCTTTGATGATTACAAGTCGCATTATTTACTCCTGATCGTTTTGGGTTTTATAGTTTTTGCTTCTTTCGTCGTTTCAATAACTTTGGGTTGCCCTCCTTGAAAGCCCAAAGAAGCCAGCAAAACTTTCTGTGAGCTTTCATTTGCTTTAACCATTTCGTTGCGAAAGCTCTCTACTGCAGCGCCAGTCTGTCTTTGCTGCCCCGAGTTTTCAATCAGCAGCATGGGCATCAACGCAATAGCACACTGGTAGTCATCAACTTGGTTTCCAGTATTGATGTCGTAACCTTGAACGCGTGTAAACCAAGCACATTGCAGACCGATGCAATCTTTTTTGATCAATGGGCAGTACGAGCCGTTTTTTAACTGCATATCAATCCTTTGTTGCGCGAATAACGTCAACGTAAGACACGGCCAAGTTGATTGCGTTTCCGCTAAAAGTAGACGATGAAATTGAAAGCGGGTGAGAGTGGGAGCCGCCGCCACCTGTGGCACCACTGTTTATATTTCCACTAAAGGCGGGCGTATAGTCGGCTTGGCCAGCGGCAGGGCCGGGAGCTTTTTTAGGTATGGTGTGGGTGTGGCTTGGAATTTGCGGTGTTGTCAGCGTCGTATTGCCAGCCGAGCCGCTTACCGAAACCGAACCGCTAGGGGTTTGAGACGCAAACGCCGTCGTAAAAGCCACCGAACCACCAGTGCTTGCCGTGCCCGTAACAAGCCGCAGAGCGGTGTTGTCACCAGTGGTGGTGTTTTTTGTCCACCCAGTTGGCGCTGCGGTTTGCGCAAACAGCATAACTGTGCCGGCAGGAAAACCACCACCAAGACCAGTCAAACCAGACCCATCGCCAACAAATGCCGTGCTGGTCAACGTGCCTGTGCTTGGGTTGAATTGCAGCTTGGTTGAGGACACATCCAAACCCGATTCCGTGCCTGTGGTGGCATCCGTAAACGTCAGGTATCGGGCAGCATTGGTGGTGGTGTCGTCCGTGATCGAAACGCCAGCCGCATCACTTGACCATGTTGGGACGCCAGAAGCAAGCTTCAGAACCTGGCCATCAGAGCCAGCGGCCAAGAATGTGGTCGTGTTTGCGCCTGATTGGTAAGGCAATGAACCAGTTGCTCCACCAGCAATGTTGGTGGCCCTGCCAGCGGTGATGGTCGATTGAGCAGCGTTTTCCCAACGAGCATCCGTGCCGTCATAAACCAACAAATCACCACCAGTCACGGTGGAGATGTTGACGTTGGAGAGGTTCTCAATCTGTGGGTATGCGGTAGGACGCACCAGCAACACGCCAAAGTTGTTGTCGGCATTGATGACAAGCGCCACCACAATTTTGACGTTTGGAGCGACTGGGATTACGTTTGTCAGTTGCCCCGCCGTTGTCGGGCTGACGTAAATGATGTCGCCAACAGCCCATGTCTGTCCATACGGTGCGCCAGAAGCGTTGATGTTGCGGATGTAACCAAACTCAGTCACAAGGCCATTGACGCCGTTGGAGATGCTTTCGGCGGTTAAACCAACAAAACGCAGCTCATCAATCGTGCCGTTGGCAATCATTGGGCTGATTTCGATGCGGTTTGATCCAGCGGTCACACCGCTTGCATACACAGGCACACCCTTGGCGATGGTCAATCCGGTTGCGTTTCGGGCGGTGTAAAAAGTCTCTTCCCCGATGTGCTGGGCGACGTTTCCACCCTTCATCACCAAGTCAAGTGTCCCCTCGCTGCTGTTCCAAGCCAGCGATCCAGCACCACCAACCACGCCAGAAGGTGTGGTGTCAAAGTTGATTTCGTTGACGTTCTGCAAAGCACCGACATCCGACAGCGTCACGGACGAGCTTTGAATGACTTTGCCGGTTGTGCCGTCAAATTTGGCGATGGCGTTATCGGCTGCGGAAGCAGGGCCAACCACATCACCTTGGAATTGCTCTGCCGCCCATGTGGGAACACCGCCAGCCAAAGTCAAAACTTGGCCGTTTGTACCCGCCGACAGGAATGTCGTGGCCCCTGCGCTGGTTTGGTATGGAACCGAGCCTGTGGCGCCGCCGGCAAGGTTTGTGGCCGTGGTTGCGCTTGTTGCGCTTGTGGCCGTGGCCGCATTACCTGAGATCGAACCGGAAATGACGTTAGAGACCGTCAGATCGGTCAATGTGCCCACGCCGGTGATGCCTGAATAAGTGCCACTCAACCGAGCCGAATCAATGGTCCCAGAGGTGATCTGGGTGGCAGCAATGGCGATGTTGGTGTTGGCCGCTGCGGTAAGCTGGCCCTGAGCGTTGACCGTGAAGGTGCCGACCTGAGAGCCTGAGCCGTAAGACGCAGCAGCCACCGTAGTGTTGGAGATGTTGAAGGTGTCGCCGCCAGACAGGTTCAAGCCCGTGCCAGCAAAGTAAACACCGCCAACCGAAAAGTTGTTCCAAGTGATGGCCGTGACGCCAAGGGTGCCGCCAGGCTGGATTGGGCAGTAATACGCTGCACCAGCTTGGCCGCCACTCTCAATAAATACCAGCGCCGAGATCATCTCGTCATAGGTGTCAGCGTCTGGTGACCGGCTCCAAGCGCCAGCAGCGGCC